CGCTGAAGCGGTAGAGGCTGGCCGCCGTCGCGAGCGTGGGAGAGGAGGAAGCCCCACGCTCTTTTAGCTCATGGAATCTTGCAGCGATCCACGCCGCGACAATGGCTTTGTGATGCTCGGCGGCACCATACGCCTGAGAGGTGTTGTCATCGCTATTCTGTGTCTGATGGCCCGCTCTACCTTCTGCTGATCGGGATTCGTTGCTAGCCATGCCCTCCAGGTGTCCAGATCCTTCTGCTGATCCGCTATCCGGTTCAATATCCACAACAGATCGCGGACCCCCGTTTCTTCGTGCATCTGCACTACTTTGGCTTCTATCTCCTCCCTGGTCATCGATCTGAGAAGCAGTTCCATCGTATGACAGAGTTTGATTTGTCTCTTTCGCCTCTGCTGCTGTTTGCTCCCCATGTGGAGCGCGATTCTCTTGAGTGTGGTCTTGCGTGTCTTTTTCGCCATGCTGATTACCTTCTGCCGCCAGGGCTACTCGCGGAGGGAAGTAGTTCAGAGGGCCATCCCAACGCTTTCTCGGAATAATGCTACGTAGATTTAGGGTATAGTTTGTGCCTTCACCGGTAGCACGGTTTCTATCGAGTTCGCTACCGTTTGAGCTGGTACTTTCTTCATTCGGATGTACCGCGCCGTCGCTCTCACTCGGGTCCGTCCCCGGTCGGACATCATTCGTCTCTCCGCTTTGCGTATGCGTCTCTTGTTCTGCATCATCTTCTCCTGGTGGTGGTACTGGCGTACCAAGCTTGAATGGTGTGCGCTCATCGCCGACACAGAGCCATACCGTATCGAAATTGAGTTCTACTTGTGGCATCGCCTCCATAGGCAATGAGGCGTTTTGATCAATGTAGGCGAGGGTAATATGCGGGGTATACCCGTGATTATCGGCAATGAAATAGTTCGCCTGGTCTAAAGCATCAACAAGCTCAGTTCTGAACTCAGCGAGGCCCGGAACGTCTACCAGAGCCAGCACTGGCGTCGTGTCAGTCTCGGCTGGAGCGAAACGACCAATGCCAGCAATACGCCCGGTCAGCGGCGAGGCCGTCGAGCAGATCGCGCTCACGATGCGTAGCATTGGCTCTCGCATCGTGTCAGGGCGAAGGCGTCCATCGGTCTCCTCGTCCTCCATGTCCCCCAGATACGCGAGCGTAATGTGTAGCTCGCTCGCTGGTTCCCCGCCGGGGATCGCGAGGCGCTGCGCCGTCGCGTCGTCAAGCATAAAGGCCAGCATCATTCCTGTGTGATGTTGTACGACTTCAGGTCGATCCTCATTGAAGACCATTGCCCCACCAGAGCGCTCGATATCGTCGATAAACGCATTGAGAATGTCTGATGTAAGCTTGTTCTGGCTCTCCTCTTCTTCTTTCTCTTTCTTCTCAGGGTCACGCGCTGATTTCTCATCATCGCCTGCATTCTTCCCAGGATTGGCACTATTGTTCCCATCATGCGGATCTGGCTGCTCTTTGGCTTGTTTTGCCTTGATTTCGGCGAGGTCAGCGGCAGCGGTAGCCTGGCGATCTGCGATCTGCGCGGCCTGGCGTTGCTCTTCTTCAAGATCTTTGAGGCGTGGCACGGGCACGACATCACGATTCGCAACGATCACCGGCACCTGGCCCACGCCATCAGGATAGGCGTCTCGCCCTTCTTCTGTACGTACTTCATCGATGAGCCGCGTCCCATTACGGACACGGATATCGGCCACTTTTGCCAGCTTCTCATCATCTCTTAATTCTGCATAGCGAGAGAAAACGCGCCAATCCGACCAATATGGAGCAATTAGGCGATAGTTGAATTTCTCGAAGAACGTGCGCCGACGAGGATCACATGCAATGTACTGCAAGATCTTGCGCTGGCTGTCGCTCATATCAGTAAGCCGGTTGCCCGTTTCGCTGATGCAGGCAATGGCCGGGGGAACATGGAAGTTCGCGAGGACAATGGCCTGCATGCGGTCTAAGCCCTTGTCAAAATCAACGTCAATCGAGCCTCTGCCTGCCGGAACGATCTTCGCATTCCCCCACGTGATGACCGGTGTTTGGGCGTTCTTTTCGCCAGTGAAGTTCGCCCGCCACCAGGTGAGAAAGCGATCTGCCTCGTCCTGGTCTGCGATCCCTTCAATGGAATAGGGGAACTTCGCCCCTTTTTGGAAGAACGTAGTTGTCCAGTTCGTCATCTTCTTATCCAGAAGAATCGCGTCCTGGATGCCTTCTAAGGGGCTAAATGGGTCTACTTTGGCTCTTTTATGCGGGTTCCACCACCTGATGATCTTTCTCGGATCGAGAAAATTGATCTGGCTGGTCGAGGTCAATTGCTGTTTATATCGAACGACTCGGCCATATTTATCGTGTTCCGTGTCCATCGTTAAGCAATCAATTGGAAATAATTGATACGGCTTGCCGTCCTTCATCGTGAATTCCGTGAAGGCTTCACCAAATATGTCTCGATCAGAGACCTGATCGTAGACATATTGATCAAAATCCCAATCTTCGTTGATCCGCTGTAAGAACGCGTCAATCTCATCCCGCTGTTTCTCGTCGGGATTCTCGACGCCAACACGTGGTTCAATGGTATAGCCGCCAGAGGTGATGTAGAGGGCAATTGAGTCAATGCAGTTGCTGGCCCAGGGATTGGCGATAAATATCGAGAGCAGCGTTTCTTCGCGTTCCCTTGCCGTCATCCCCATCCAGTTTTGCGGTGCGACGTTGAAACCGTAGACGCGGCCTTCATCCCAGGCTAGCGACACGGCCTGGGGATTCTTCGATGACGCGGCAGCCTCAGTCAGAATATGGCTGTCAAAAATAAGCGAGGTGCGGCCGCGTGCTTCGGCGAGTGCCTGTTGTTCTGCGATAGCCTCAGTAGGAGGCATAGCAACCAATGCTGTTGGTGCGCCATAGAGGAAGTTGTGCAGCCATCGCCACATAGGTTGTGCCTCCTTTCTCTCGTCTTACTTACATTCTGTAAGTACTATCCATTCCTTAATACCACTCTGTCTGTCCAGCTAACTCTTCCCAGGTTGAGGGGGGAATCGTCTCTTTGTCTTTGTCTTCAGTGGTGAGCAGGACGCCGCCGCCTGTGCCATCAGGCAACATCAGCTTCGTGATGCCCCATACCACCGCGTCCAAGCGATCCGGCGACCGCTCGCCAGGCACCCAGTTGCATAACTGGAACTCCAGATCCGCATGTACCCCGACGTGATGCGCATGCTGATTCTTATAGATCGTCGATACCGGCTCGGCCCGGATCATCTTGCCTCGGCTCGCTCTGATGGCCTCATAGGGAATATGCCCCATGTTCGCCATCTTCGCCGCCGTCTTGATCGTATGCCCAACCATCTCCCCGCCGTTGTTGACCTCGCCGACGATCAGATCTGCCTTGAATTTGTTGTATGCAGCGAGTACTTCGCTAGCCCACTCGTCCGGTGTCCCGACAAGACTGTGATCAGCCAGCACATATGCATGATCGTCGATACCCAATCCAACGACGACGATGCCACACTCTGCTGGATCATCACTCGTTTCTTGCGAACTGGCCGGTGGATCAACGGCGACCACAATGCGCTTTAGGCTTGGATACTTGACGACACGGCCATCATCGATCCACTTGCGCTTCCACAACGCACCGTCGATGTCATCAACGACCTCGCCGTCGATCTCCTGTAGTCCAAGCCTGGTCCCTGCATACCGTCGCTCAATATCTCGGATGAAGCGAGACGCAAGGTTGTCCCGGTTCTCATACATCCGACCATTGGTTACGACCGTCGAAGGATCGGCGAGCAGCGCCTTGACTGCTTTGGTATTGCGTGGCGTCGTGGTGACGATGCATTGCGGTTCTACGCCTGGAGCTGGTGCAATGCGAAGACCAAAGCTCAGTTGATCCCAGGCATCGTCATACTGCCATGCCGCCCGCTCATCGGCCCAGGCAAACGAGTGCTGCGGGCCGCGTAGCTGATCTGGTTCGTCTGCGCTATAGGTCGTGGCATGTGATCCGTTGGGCCACACCAGTTGCCGCAATGTGGGTTTATACTCAGGTTTGAACCAGGGAGGCGAGACGGCGAGAATGCCGGATATCCCCTCGATCATCACCTTGCGCGTATCGGCGACGGTCCTACCGACTAACGCGATATGACAGCCGGGATACTGCTGCGCCTTCTCAATGACCCACTCAGCGCCCGTGCGCGTCTTGCCCCAACCACGACCAGCCTTGACGACCCATGTTGACCAGTTACCAGGTGGCGCGAGTTGACTCTCACGTGCCCAGGCTTGCCAGGTGTATTTCAGCCGCCATGCTTTGGCCGGGCTGCATTTTTTAATGTACTCGTGCTTGTGTCGCTTCGACCAGGAAGCAAACAAGCGAAAGAATCGCGCTTCCTGCTCTAGTGAGAGTTGCTTAGTTGCCGTCTTCACGACTTAGGGATGCCTCTAAATCAGCAAGCAATTCGGCCTTCGCCTGCTCTGCCAGGTCTGCCAGTTGCGCATTGACGTTGACTTGTGGCTTGTCCTTGAACTCTGGTAAGTTCGCTTTGGCATACGCAACGGCAAGCGAATCACTCCATTTATGCACCGTCAGCGGTTTTCCAGGGACCATGACAGGCTTTCCCCGCTTGTCAAAGATGAGATTCCCTTCATTATCGAGAGCCGGGGACATCTCGCAAACGACCTGGCCCATACTGACGAGTGGCTCTTCCCATCCGAGAATGCCGCGCTGATAAATCGAGGCACGCGCTATGTCATGCGAGCGCTCAACGCAGTTCTGCCACGCATCGGCAAACTTCTGATCTTTGTCTTTCCAGCGATAGACGGTACTACGGTCAATACCAGCGTACTCACAGGCAAGAGAGACGGCATGCACACGTTGTAGCTCTGCAAGAAAGAGCGCTTTCGCCTCTTTGCGTTGGGCGGCCGAGAGCGGCCCACCAACGCCCCATGCGCGTATAGGTGTTGCGTTGTCGCGTGGCTCATCGCTGCTCACATCTTGCTCTCAGCTTTCATCGTGACGACCGGTTGAACTCAAGTACTAACTCTACAGAGAGTATAACATATCGCGGCGATATACTCAATGAGTGAGTATACATGGCATTGATAAGACAGGGAGACAACAAAAAAAGCTCTCAGGTTGATCTCTGAGAGCTGAAGTTGATGAGGTAGTTACAAGCGCTAACGCGAACTTACGTAAGAGATTCCGTTTAACGCACTTCCGTTTCAAACGCTGACGCGATGCCCTTACTTTCAGTATAGCTCACTCTGGCAAGGGTCCGTCTACCAGTCAATCACACGCGGCCCTGGCTTTGGTTCCACGATGTAACACGTCTCTTTGCGCCACTCTTTCCAAAACTGATCCAGACGAGAATCAACATAGTGCATCTCGAAAGTGCATCGCCACACAGTCTCTTCTACGTCAAATCGTCCTAATAAACGGTGAGCGCGACCATCTATGCCTTCTGCATCTATCTCTTCCATCTGGAGATTGCGTATCTCAGGCGTATGGATCGCATCGGGATTCTGGTCATAGTGTTTATGAAATGTCTGCTCTGCTTGCTCCCTGGTTATCAACCTTCATCCTGTACTTTCTGTTTGAACATTAGTTCCCGTTGCCTGAGCCACTCCAATAAGGAGAGAGCTTGTTTTATGTCGAGAAACACAGTATCAAGTTCGTAGTGCCCATATCCGCCGCTGATGAATATAGGAGCATCAGACACCTCAGCATTGAATTCGATCATTGCCTCATTCAGTTCATCGCCTGCATCAAGTTTCCCGTCATGCTCAACGATTGGATGTTGTGTTTCTTCGCTCATACACTGCCCTCGCTCGGGACACGTAGCCGAGTC